GTCGCAACCCACAAACTGGTAAAGAAATCAAAATCGCAGCTTCTAAAGTTCCAGCTTTCAAAGCAGGTAAAGCTCTTAAAGACGCTGTAAAATAATTTTGAATATAAAAACCCGTAATACCAGCGTTCAGCTCGTGTTACGGGTTCTTTTTTTGTTCAAAAGGGGCATATAAGGGGCAAAATACTAATCAACTTCCAAAGCATCCACAACTTGGCTGCGCATGTCGTTGGTAACGTGGATATAGATTAAATTTGTAGTTTTGGCGTCTGAATGGCCCACACGTTCCATAATGGCTTTTAACGGCACGTTCTTTTCAGCTAGCCGGCTGATAAGTGTATGCCTAAGAATATGGCTGCTTAAATTCTTTTTGATAGGGTTGTCTAGTCGTTCGTTTGCTCGCTTGATAGCTAGATTGAAAGAATTAATCTGAATGGGTATGCCGTTCTTAGTTGTGAAGATATACCCCATATCCCGATAGTTCGGATTTGTAGTCTTTTCTATCTGGTTTAGTTGCTCAAATTCTCGTATGATTTCCATTTCCCGTCTTGTCATGTCAGTTGTCCGATAACCGGCCACTGTCTTCGGGCTGGTCTTTATCCCTTGCTTATATCCTGCAGTCCGGTCTATGGTTCCTATGAGTTGGAGTTTGCGGGCATCATAGTCTCGGTTTTCTGTCCGGATGGTTATAATCTCGCCTATACGGCCACCGTTAAGACTCATAAATTCCGCAAGTAGTCCTATCCTGTATGTATTAGATCTGCTATAGAGCTCTTTTAGCAAGTCTTGTAGTTCCTGCTTTTCAAGATATTTACTAGCGACCTTTTGCCAGTCATCCAGCGTCTTTTTTTGCTTTGGCAACCTTGCTCGGCGTGCCGGATTGTCGGTCAGGATATTCTTCTCAACGGCATAATCAAAGACAAGGTTGAGCATGGACTTATGCCGCTCTTTTTTACTGCGTGAGCCCTCTAGGCTGTCTAAGTATCTCTGGACATAAAGAGGGTCTATATTTGTAACCTTGGTGTCTCTTCCGAACTTTTCTCTTATCTCCCTTATATTGCTCTCTAACGACGCTATAGACGAGTTTTTAAGTCCTTGTCGATAAAACCCCCACCAGTTATTAAAAAGCGCTGTAAAAAGCATGTCAGAGCTTTTTAGGTTGCCTAATTTGATTTCAATCTTTTCATCTAAAATCTTCTGAGCTTCTTTTTTGGCTCGACTAGAGCCGCTATCTAAAGTAACGGAGACTCTGCGCCATTTCTCTGTATATGGATCTTTGTATCTCTCGAAAAATTTATATTTTCCGTTCTCTAATTTCTCTATCCACATTGTTTTTTCTCCTCATTTTTGGTAAAATGAGTACAAGAAAACGACCTTTTGAATGGTTGTTTCTTATACAGGATTTCCTCATGCTCTAAGTTTGGCGACAGCGGGCATGGGGATTTTTTATTTTGGTTTACTTTGCTTTTGCTTTAAATGTCCTGCCACAGTTTCTACAATGCCAGTTATTTTTCCCTTTTTTACCAACCAGTCCCAGGAGTAGAAAAGGCCAAGCGATCAAAAAACCGATACATCCAACACAACCATTAAATCCTTTTCTGTCTTGAGCCATAAATTCGATTTCAGTCGACTTGCAATAAGGACAACGTTGAGCAAACATTCCCATAATAAAATCCTCCCTGCAGCTTTTAATGTGGTTCAGCGATTGCACATTGTTTTATTTTGTTTTAAATTAACCAATCAACTCAAAGTATTCGTCAATAACCATCATTTCGTCTGTTACTGTCTTTAATTTATGCTTTTGCATAAAGTGCAGGAAGTTAAATGATTGATGGTCGTCCGATGATGCGAGTTCTTCTTCTAAAAGCTTATGGATCATTTGCCTATTAGCTTCATTCTCGCATCTTATAGAAGAGTGACGGTATATAGAGCCGATATGCTCTAAGTGCCCTAATTCGTGCAACAATACTCGATGGCGTTCCGCAGAAGACAATGAGCTGTTTAAGAAAATAGTCCTTGTCTCTGCATCGTAAAAGCCATGGCCAGACCACTGGTCAGGCTCAAAAGTTTGGAGTGATACCTGGTATTGCTCCAAGAGTTCTTTTTCTTTATCCATAATCTCCCTCACCTAAACTTATTTCTTGCTATTGAGGTAGCCCTCTATGATGCCTTTGATTGCTCGCTTGTCGTCATCGGACAATGGCTTGCCGTCAAACAGCATGATGCGTCCGTCCAAGTCATCGAGTTCTATTTCATGCTCTGGAGCTTTTTCTCCAGCGATGGTTGGGTTATCTGTCCGACCTAGTAAGTAGTCGGTGGATACTCCGAAATAGTCAGCGATTTCTTGAAGACGGTCAGAACTTACTTTTTGCCGTTTTAAAGAATATAATGTATTTTTGCTATATCCGAGTTTTTCTTCTACTTGATTTAAAGATAAACCTCGTTTTTTAGCAAGTTCTTTGATTCTTTCAAATGTTAAGAACATTGATTTATCAACCTTTCTGAGTATATCACAAAAAATATCCTAAAAAAACTAGAGAAAAGTCTTGACTATATCTAGAAAAAAGTATAGAATAGTTTTTGTAAGTGATAAACAACTAAAAAAACAACTAAACAAACGAATCATAAAAATGTTTTGGCGAACGGTTTTTATAGTTTTATTAGTGCTTTTTGTTATGCTTTTATTTTAGACTTTATTATAGATTTTGTCAATAAAAAAGTATAAAATAGTTAAAATTTTAGTTGTTTCTTATTTACAAGTTCCTTGACAATTGTATAGAGCATGTGAGATAATATAGGGGAATTAAGGATTAGTTCTATATCATGGACTAGAAAAGACCCCAAGCTCACGACCAAATAAGCTTGGGGTCTTTTTTGACACTATCTATCTTTGTTCAGCCATTTATCAGCTAAACGAAGAACGACACCGACCACAATCGGTCCGATGATAGTTTTAAGGATTAGTTCCATCATAGGCTATCTCACCTCCCTTCGTAGGCGGTGTAGAAGTGCCGTTCTTATTGTATCACATGCTCTATCAATTTGATAGGGCATTTTTTTATGAAGAAAGGAGGCGCGTGAGTATGAAAATCGGCGGAATTACAACGATAGACTCAGAAATTTCTTTCGGGGAATGTGATATTCAAGAAGTACCTGAAGAAATAAAAAAGCTTTTCCCAGACCAGAATCTTATAAAAGTTTCTGAAAAAGGAAAAAGCTATATTTTAAACTCAGACTATATCGTATTACTTTTTACGAGTCTGTGAAAGTGCCGACCCAGCAATAGACTTTGTTCGAACAGAAGAACGTCCATCTCTAAGGGCCTTGCTTGCTGAGGGACATACATGCTTTGGGAAAAAATAGCTGAACAAATTTCAAAGAAAAATTGGACGGTTTATAAACTTTGTTTAAAAGCTGGCGTTGGTACAGCCGGAATCTATCGTTTAAGAGATGGGGAAGTGAAAGACCTACATTTCGATACGGTCAAAAAAATCGCTGATGCACTGGAAGTCAGCTTGGATGAATTTAGATAGGAGGTGAGCGTATGCCAGATATTGACAATGGCCGAAAAAAGGTTTCTGAGTATTTAAAGCAACATAATATCAAGAAGCGTGATTTGGCAACAGCTTATGGTTATAAGCGACAGGAAGTTACAAATATCTTGAATGGTTCTACCAAAGGACCTGCTGCAAATAAGTTTATCTTGCGAGTGATTGCAGATTACAGCATTGAGTAAACTAAAAAAGCACCTAACAAAGTCAGGTGCTAATCAAAAAATACTAATCGAATTATAACACAGAAAGAGAGGAAAAGCTATGCCTAAAGCTGAATTGGTTTACAGGCCTGCTAATCAATCCGAAAAAGCGGAAGCTGGTGACTATAAGCATCTTTGCCAAATTTGGGAGGGTTTAAAACCCAGCACGGCTAAAGTTTGGGCAAAAGAAATGAGAGAACACCCAGACTTTAGAAGGTACATAGACAACCCAACACACAAGATTGTCTTTATCAATTACGAGGGATTTCGTTTATTTGTCAAATGGAAATCCCGCAATAGGTACAGAAGCAAGAAAGAGACGCTCGACGAGATGTTGAAAAACATCAAATTTGAAGAGCGTAAGAAAGGATGAAGAAAATGAGTGAAATTATAAAAATTGAAACAGCAAAACAATTAACTGCTGAAGCGCGTGATCAAATCGGTCGAATCGCGGCTTCAGAGACAATAAAAGTTATCAACAGCTGGATCCGAGAAGAAGCGAATGCAGGCGGAACTAGCATCAGATTCACCCACAACGAGATCGGAAATACTGTGACTAAAAGTGTAAGAAAACACTATTTTAATCTGGATGACGTTATTGCAAAGACAATTACACAGTACTGGCTGGCCGGTTACTCTGGCAGCAAAGAAAAAGCGCCATCAGGTATCTATTTCAAAATTTCGTGGGGTGAAGATAAATGAGCCTAAAAGACCTTAAAAGATTGACCATCTTGCAAGTGGTCGCAATCGTACTACTGGTCATCGCTGGCGTACAGATGATCGACAAGCAAAACCAGCAAATCCGTGAGCTGCAGGAGCAGATTGCTGATAATCGCAGCAGCATCCGAGTGCAGGCCGATACGAATCGGCGACAGGATGTGATGGTCAATAAATTCAACCAAATGTACTATGAGTTTCAGCATTGGAAAGCGACAGGAGAAACGGATTTTCCAGGAGGGTAAGGATATGAATGAAGTTTTAGGAGCGGTTTGCTTTGTTTCCAGCTTGCTATTGAGCGTTTTATGGGCAAGTCACGTCGACTTGAAAGAAAAGCGCCTAGAAGCTGAAAAAGAAGCAGAAATAGACTTGTACGCTAAATATGTGCTTTGGGCTCAAAATGAATACATGATTGAGCAAAATCAAAGAATGGCTGAAGCGCGCAAACATGACAATCAGTCTTTCACGGTGAAGGGGGTGGGATGATATGACACAGGCGGAATGCATCAGGGAATATTATAAAGAATATCCCGCTGCCAGCTATGATGAGGTGGCAGAAGCTGTCAAAACAACCAATGTAAATGTTAGGGCAACTGTGTCCAAGGATGTCAAAGCAGGCAGATGTGTCCGCATGGAAGACAAAACGTTGGACTATTCGGCTCATTTTGGAGCATCAGAGGCACTTGCTGAATTGGTGGATTGGAAGAACGATACCAGACGAGAGTGGGTAGAGATGCTAACCAGAGCGGCTGAAAAGGAAACGGACAGTAATACAATGAGATTGCTGATTAAAGAAGCTAATAAACTGATGAAAGAGGTAACGAAGTAGTGGTTAGAAATAAATTATCGGACTTAACCAACACGCTCTTTGCTCAACTGGAGACTTTGGATGACAGAGATCTCACCGCAGAAGAGCTAAAAGTAGAGCTCCAGCGTTCGAAGCAGATGGTTGCGATTTCTGGCCAAATCTTGCAGGCTGGCCAACTGGCCTTGGACGCTGAAAGATTTAAAGATAAGGTAGGTGATGTCAATGCCCCGATCGCTTTGCTGGAAGAATGAATATACTGATTATATGCAGGAGATTTGTCCAGGGCGGCTGACTCCGGAAGTAACAAAGCTGCTAAATGAAAAATTTGGTACTAATTACACAGCTTCGCAAATCGGCGGAGTGCGTAAGCGACTTGGTCTGCTGGTAGGAAAAGTATTCCAAAAGAGAATCCTGACAAGTGAGCAGCATGACTATTTTTTGGAAAACTACATCGGGAAAACTGCGCAAGCATTTGCGGATGAAATGAATGAAAAATTCGGTTTGTCATTAACCAGCAAGCAAGTCAAGAATTATCGAAGGAACAATCGTTTAAATAGCGGCTTAACTGGCCAGTTTGAAAAAGGACATACACCAGCTAACAAAGGGAAGAAGTTTCCAAATATGCCTGAGAATAGCGGCCAGTTTAAGAAGGGTAGTAAACCTCCAAACTATGTGCCGGTAGGAACCATTGCTCAAACGACAGATGGCTATCCGAAAATCAAAGTAGCGGATCCAAATGTCTGGGAATTGCTACACAGAAAGACCTGGATTGAGCATAACGGACCAATTCCAAGGGGGCATTCGATCATATTCTTAGATGGAGATAGATCAAACTATGACATTACAAATCTGGCTTGTCTATCAAAAAATGAAGTTGCGAGGATGAATCAAAATCACTTGTTCACGTCCGATGCTGCTTTGACTAAATCAGGTATCGGACTTACAAAACTTACAAATAAAATCAGAGAGGTAGAAAAGAATGGCTAGTTTATACGAGCTGACAGGCCAATTCCTGGCAATTTACCAGATGGATATTGATGACGAAACAAAAGCGGACACGCTTGAAGCTATCGACTGGCAAGAACAATTCGAACAGAAAGCCGAAGGATATGCCCATGTTATCAAGAATCTAGAAGCAGACGTGGCCATGTACAAGGCTGAGGAAGATAGCTTCAAGGCCAAGAAACAGGTAGCACAGAAAAAGCTGGATTATGTCAAGGATAACATTATGACAGCTATGAATGTCACGGGTCAAACCGAAGTCAAGAGCGGTGCTCTTACTATAAAAGTCGCTAAGAATCCAGAATCAGTCAAGGTCAACGAAGACGACCTACCGAAAAAATATTTTACAAAAAAAGTGACGCTTGCACCGGACAAAAAGACACTCAAAGAGTTGCTGAAATCCGGCAAGAAAGTCAAAGGAGCCGAACTCATTCGGACAGAAAAGTTGGTGATCAAATGAGAATTTTAGCAATTGATCCGTCAAGCAATCGAATTGAAACTAGCACAACAGGAATTATCCTGTTGGACAATGCTGGTTTGGTCGATAGCTGGGTACTTCCGTTTGGCGCTCAAAACTTCAAAAACTGGTTCAAGGAGACTGGCCGGAGTCTCGAGTTTGATATAGTGGTCGTTGAAAAATTTGAGGTCAGGGACAATGATTATTCAAGAGACAACTCAGTTGTGGAAACTATTGCAGCCATTGAATTATGCTATCCGGACTTGGTCCTGCAGCGAAATGCAGGTTATCAGACAGATATACCTAACGACTTACTAAAAGCCTTAGGGCTGTGGACCTTTAACAAGAGCCATCACAACGATGTGAGGGCAGCTGCAAGGCTTGGGCTATTTTATGCCCAACGGAATGACATCGAGGAGGTGATTGTGGACATTGGTAATCGAATTACGCAAATGGCAAGCTGAAGCGGTCAAACGTAGCGATCGCGACTGCCCTGGTATTTTCCTTGAGGCATACGGAGGCCGTGGTAAAACTATCTGCGCTTTTGAAATCGCAAAGCACAAGGGAGCCAAAAAAGTCCTAGTTATCAATAATCGACTAGCCATCCTGAACGGATGGAACAGCACTTATCAAAAATTAGGCTACAACACTGATTTTGAATTAGAGACTATGACAGACCGCAGATTGCAGAACAAACTTGCAAGCGGAGAGTCTATTGAGTGCGATGTGTTCATTATTGACGAGTGGCAGAATATGTCTAGTGATGCCAATGTGAAAGCTTATCGTAAGGTCAAACGCAGCTATACTGTAGGCTTGTCAGCAACGCCCATCAGGAAGAAGGGGCAAAACTTCTATCCGCTTGAAAAGACATTTTTTGGAACGGCCGAACCAAACCAAAAGGAAAACTGGCAACTAGCCCATGGGAAGATGAAATATTCCAAATTTAGCTATTCTAAGCAAGAATGGGATGACTTCCGAGACTATGAAACCTACGTGGCCAATCTGCCAAACTTTTTCCGCTGGGAAGAAGTTGAAGCTATTGAAGAGGCTGAGGAAAACAACGGATTTGAGGTTATCTTTGAGCCAGTCTGGTGCCTAATTGCTAATCCGAAAGAATTGGAACAATTTAGGAAGTTGAATATTGTTGGGAAAGATGGCAAGTACGCCATGGCCAAACAGACATTTGGCCGAAAGACTTTTGAACGGTATTTGATCCAGACAGGCTTTGAAATTGACTTCCCGAAACTCAAGGCTGTCAACGCAGACACTCCTATGCTGCTCACGTTGGATCTTATGCTGGCAAGTAAGACAGAAATGTTGATAGTTAGCAAATCCAAGCAGATTGTCGAGGTTATATACGAGCGACACCCTGAAATCGGTATCTGGACGGGTGACAAGAAAGAAGGGCATGATAAGCCTAATATGGTCGCTACTAGCCAGGTTTTGGGTGTAGGAGTCGATGGCCTTCAACATAAATTTAAAACTATTGTGGTTCTGGATCCTGTCAGTCCGTCTGATGGAGACTACGACGACTACCGGCAATTGCTTTGGCGAATCACTGGTAGCCGTCAACAACACGATGTTAGAGTCGTAGAATTTTATTTTTAAGGAGAAACAAAAAAATGAACAAAAAAACTGAAATGATTGTATTCCGCAGACGTGTGAAAGATGCTTACCTTAAGTCGTATAAGGACAGAGGTACTTTAGCATTTGAAGCTGACTATTGTTGCCTGGAACATTGTTTGAAGCTTCCTCGTAAAAAATACGAAGAAAACAAAAAGACTTACAAGGCCCTTGCTGCAGCTTTTGACTGTGAAATTGTCGCAGTTGAAGCAGAATATAAATTGACCTATCCAAATGGCAGCGATATCCGGGAGATAAAAACCGAGGAACAACCTGGATTAGCTCTTAAAAAGTTATTGGATTTTTTAGTTGATTAAGGAGTCGCAATGGGAAAAATATTTGGAGTATTGCAAGCGATTCAAAGTGAATTGGTTGCTCCAAAGGGACAGTATAACTCCTTTGGAAAATATAATTACCGGAGCGCAGAGGACATTCTAGAGGCTCTAAAGCCGATTTTAAAAAAGCATAATGCAGCAATTACCTTGAGCGACGAGATTGTTTATATCGAAGGGCGGTATTATGTTGAAGCATCTGTTACACTTTTCGCTGAAGGTGAGGCTATTGGAGCCAAAGCATCAGCGCGTGAAGAGGAGACTAAGAAAGGGATGGACGGTAGTCAGATCACAGGGACAGCTTCGAGCTATGCTCGAAAATATGCTTTGAACGGACTATTTGCTATCGATGACAACAAGGATCCTGATACTGATGAATATGCAAATCAAACTGGAAAGCAGGCACAAGCTCAAAAACCAGTTCAAAGCAAACCTGCATCAAATCAGAAACAGAATCAGAGAGCATCTGGTAATGTTAAGTACATCACAGGGGCTCAGGCGAAGAAGCTGCGTGAAGACATCAAAAACATTGCGGAGGCTTCAGGCGGTCCAGTGAATACGGTTGGAGTATGGTTCATCGACCAACTTGGTGTAGAAAAAATTGAGCTTATACCGGCTGACAGATTGGCAGAAGCTCAAGAACTAATCGAAAAAACAAAAAAAGCGAAAGGGATTGAATAATGGGATATACGGAACTGGGGCGCAAACGCCCGATAGAAATACAGAGCGTTTATTATGATAAGATCCTGGTTTATCAGCATCAAGGTGAGATTTGGGGTGTATGTTATAAGCACGGAGAAATTGATTGTGTTTACAACTACACTAAGAACGATTTCTTTTGTATTGAAATTTCAGATATGTCCTTAAAAGAAATTGTTACTAAAATTATCCAGCCATTGAAAAGAAGCTACCCAGGAGCATACAGTATTGATGAGGAGACGTTCAGTAGAATTTTGGAGGAAATAAAAAAATGATCAATAATGTTGTACTTGTCGGGCGTATGACCCGTGATGCTGAACTTCGCTATACACCGCAAAACCAAGCGGTTGCAACCTTTACTCTGGCTGTGAATCGCAACTTTAAAAATCAAAGTGGTGAGCGTGAAGCGGACTTTATCAACTGTGTTATCTGGAACCAACAGGCTGAAAATTTGGCCAACTGGGCAAAAAAAGGCGCTCTAATCGGAATTACTGGTCGCATTCAGACTCGTAACTACGACAATCAGCAAGGCCAGCGGGTCTATGTCACAGAAGTCGTTGCAGACAACTTCCAGCTTCTGGAAAGCCGTAACCAACAAAACTCAGGAAAACCATTTGGAAATAGCAACCCAATGGATATCCAAGATGACGATTTGCCATTCTAAGGAGTTACTAAATGGGAATGAAAGAATACGCTCTCAAATATCAAAAAGCTGGCTTTTCCGTAATTCCCATCGTGCCTAACGGAAAGCAACCAGCGATCAAATTTGCTGATAAGCCAGCTATGACTGCTCAGGAAATTGAAAATTACTGGAATCAGTATCCAGATAGCAACATTGCTGTCCGGACTGACAAATTCTTTGTAATCGATATTGACTTGCATGGTAAGCATAACGGATATGAGAGCTTGGCCAATTGGGAACATCTGAACTTGATAACTCCAACGCTGCAGGCAAGAACTGCCAGCGGTGGCAAACATATCTTTTACTTTAAACATCCGGACGTGACCATGACTCAAATGATAGCCTTCCTTCCTGGAGTTGATGTCAAGGCGCATCCAAACAACTATGTTTTGGTTGCCCCATCTAAAACTCCAAAAGGGGAGTATGCCTGGGACTTAGAAAAATCTAAAGAGGGTGGCACTATGGTCACGGCTAGCCGAAAGTTAGTGATGGCCATCAAGAAAGAATACAACCGAAAGAACTCTGGTAGTGATTTAGATAATATCTACTATCAAATCAGTAAAGGTGCTGGTAAACGAAACAGGACGACTGAACTATTTGAAATGGTTGTCCTTGGATTTGGCGACGAAGGCAGCAGAAATGACACGCTTGCAAAATTTGTAGGAGGACTCCTGAGTCGTTCAGTGGATCCGAACTGTATATTACAGCTAGCAGAGACAGCTAATAATAACTCGGCAGAGCCTCTTAGTCACAAAGAATTAAGCAGGACTGTTGAATCCATGATCAAGAAACATATGAGGGGGGGGTGACCATAATAGGTGATGTCGTGAACATTTCAATCAAGCAGTTTTCGCGTCGAAAAAAGAAAATTTTGAATGACGAAGGTGAACAGATTGAAATCGAATCTATTGTGGCTGACAGCCCCAGAAATGTACTACTTGCAATGAAAAGTGACAGTAAGCTCAATGATTTTCTCCGACACAATGAGTTTACTGGAGAACATGAAATTGTGGAGGATGTCAAACTGGATGCTATCCAGTTGAGAAAGGGCCAGCTGCCTTCTGCCTTTGAATCCTATTTGAGCGTTTACTTAGAAAATCACTTCAAAACAGTCTTTAAAGCCGGAGCGTTAAGGGATGGCATCGAAGCATTTTTTGCAGAAAAAACCTACAATCCGGTCAAAGAATACATGGAAAACGCTTATGAGTCATGGGATCATAAAGAACGACTTGCCCAGGTGTTTCAAACTTGGTTGGGTGCAGAAGACAGTATCTATGTCCAGAAAATAGCCGTCATGTTCTTTGTTGGTGCAGTCTCTAAGGTTTTTAATCCCTGGGTCAAATTCGACTACACACTTGATCTTGTCGGTGGCCAGGGGGCCGGAAAGACTACTTTCTTGCAAAAAATAGCCGTCGATTGGTATACAGATTCAGCTAAGGATTTTATGGATAAGGATAACTATGAGATTATGCTGAAATCACTAATCGTCAACGATGACGAGATGGTTGCTTCCAGAAAGACTACTTTTGACGAGCTAAAAGCCTTTGTGACCAAAACTGAATTGTCTTTCCGTAGATCCTATGGTCGCAGATCTGAAAAATTTCCGAAAAACTTTGTCATTGCCAGGACCAGTAATAAGATTGAATACTTGGGTGATAAAACTGGGGAACGGCGCTTTCTGCCTGTGCTGGTGGATGCAGGCCAACAGTTTGTCAAGCCATTTGATATGACTGATCATGACGTGCTCCAGCTTTGGGGTGAAGCAGTTGCCATCTACAAAAAAGGCTTTACGCTTACCTTTAATGATGATTTTGAGAATGAGCTTGCAGTCTACAAAGAACGCTTCACTTATAAAGATGAAGCCGAATCGCAAGTTTATGATTACCTTGAAATGCTGGTTCCAGAAGAATGGGAAGATTTCTCGGTCACTCAGCAGCATCAATATACCTGGTCTTACTTCAATGATGGTAGCTATCGCAATGAAGCTGGTCTGTTATATGAAGGTGTCAAACTTCAATCGAGCGTGTCTGCCAAACAGATATTAAAGAATGTTTTTGACATCGATAGCGCTAGAGGTGAAAAGATTGCTAGGAAAATCAAGTTGATTATGGATAATAATCAGGATTGGGAATACAAAGTTAAAAAGGTTAGAGGTAAAACGATGCGTGCATATTTTAGAAAAAATATACAAACAGAAGTGATGTAACCTTATTGAAAATGATGTAACCTTTTAGGCCAAAAATGGGCAAAAACCATGCTTCGGTTACATCAGGTTACATCAATGATGTAACCGCAGGAAAAACCAGTTATATCAAGGGTTTGAGTGCTGTTTTTGATAAAATTTTTAAAAAAGTGATGTAACCGCCCTAAAGCCTTGATACTATTGATTTCTTGAGGTGTCTATTAGTATGGTTACATCATTTATATAAAATATTTAATAAGTAAAAATAGCAAGTGCTATAAACGTTGATATAACAGCATTCTTGTTTTTTATAAAATATGTTTTTTGAAAAGTGATGTAACCTTGTAACCTTGTTCAAAATATACAAATTAATGAATAAATAAACAAAACGGAGTTGGGGAATGAATAAGCAGGAATTGATTGAAAAATTAGAGGAACGAAAAACAATAATTGGGAATTTTCAGGGTTATGCGGTTTGGTGGGAGGATGTTAAAGAAATCTTTGAAGAACTACTAGACGAACCATCTTCCGGGCATGCTGAAGAAGCACCGCGCTATGTTAAGAACATACTAGCTCGCTTGCGAGAATTGCCATTGCATGACAGGGAAGTCTGGTTGAAAGCTATTATGGGCGAGTTTGAGCGGGATTTCAGTCATGCAAAATGGCGCGAGGGATATGAGCAAGGCAAGTTCGAGGGTATGATCGAATCTGAAAAAGTCAAAATCCCGAAGTTTGTGGCTGATTATATTTCTTACAATAAAGGTTGGAATCAGACTTTGCATTCTGCACTAGCAAACGCTTCGAATGAAGTACTCTCGTGGTTTTGCGAAAATAAGCTATACCGGCAAAATACTTTCGCTCGAGCGTGGCTGGACAGCTACGAGGTCGAGAAAGAAAAACAATATAAGATTGTAATGCCTAATATTTCTTCGACCGGAGGCGTTCTGACTCGTATCGAACATAACGATAGTTGGATTTGGATTGATACACTTGGAACCATTGTTGAAGGTCGTATTCACACCCGCGAAGAACTCGAAGAAGCCGGCTTCGGCTGGGTGTTCAATTGTCCAGGCATTCAAATCGAGGAGGTTGAGTGATGGATCCAAAATTTAGGGCGTGGGATAATCGTTTTTCGGAGTTTGTGGAAGATTTTTTCGTAAGCAAAGATGGCAAAATCTACAAAATATCAAAAGATACTGGCTATGGTTTTGCTATATCAAGAGAGACAAGCGATAAAGTTATCCTCATGCAATCAACAGGGCTCAAAGATAAGAATGGCAAGGAGATTTTTGAGGGAGACCTTATAAAAACTAGTTCAGCTGTTTGCCTTGTCGATTTTGGAGAATATACTTACCTCGAAGATGATGAAACCGAAATCACAGCTATAGGGTTCTATCTTGCGTTTCTAAATACACATCCAGTGTCTTGTTGCCCGTTCGAATCTCTATTCTGGACAGGGTGTGAAGTTATTGGGAATATCCATGAAAACGAGTTAGATTTACTCATGTATGAAGCTTGGAAATTTAACAAGGAGATGTCAGATGATACCAAAATTTAGAGCGTATGATAGTAGCTCATTAACTCGTATGTATCAACCAGACGAAGTGATGGTGGGGAATGGCAATATTTGGATTATTGATGAGGATTCGGTTGCTGGTGACTGGATTGTGAACAATGATCTTAACCTCATGCAGTCAACAGGCCTTTTTGACAAGGAAGGTACAGAGGTTTTTGAAGGTGATATCTTGCATCATCAGATACAGACAGAATATACCTTTATTGTTAAGTATGACAAAGACAATGGGCGCTGGTATGGTGACGGCCTGAGTCGTAGATATCGAATTGACATAACAAAGGATTTTCTTACATATTACAAAGTTATCGGCAACGTCTACGAAAATCAAGATATTTTGGAGGCGGAAGAATGAAACCTTAATCGCTAAACAAAAAAAGCCAAGGCACTCTCTGCCTCAGCTAAAACAACAATAAGATTATTATATCACAAAAGGAGACAGAGAGTGAGCAAGGCAAAAGAGTTATTGAAAGAATTACAAGACCTTGATATGGACATTCAAAGCCGTATAGATGAAATCAATGAGCTTGAGGCTGGTTTGCTCTCAAGCCCCAAATGGTCGGATGTTAAAGTCCAAGGCGGCCAGACAAGAAAAGTTGATGATGTGTACGCTCAGTTGATCACGATGAAAGAGGCAATTGAGCAGGATACTAAAGAAGTTATCAACAGAAAACTTGAGCTTGGCCGACTTATCAATCAGCTAAAAAATCCGAAACATAGAACGGTGCTGAGAATGACTTACATCAACAAGGGTACAGCTGACAGCGTTTGTTATGATTTGAAGATGAGCCGTACAACCTATTACAGGTTGAAAAATGAGGCTGTCTTAGCTTTGGAGGAAGTCATCTGACCTCATAGGGAACGTATGGGACTTTTTGGAACAGCACGGTTCTTAAAATCTGTTAGAATGGTAGTATCAAGAATTGAGAGTTAGACAGTTGATGTCTGGCTCTTTTTTTATCAGAAAGGAGGGCGGCCATGAATGACCGTGAGAAATTAGCGATTGAAGAATTGAAGGCAATAGCAAATGACCTTATGTCAGATTGGCCAGCCTCTCGAAACAGACAGAAATCTTTTGTGCTCAATTATATGGCTAACGGGTTTCAAAACGCTACGCAAGCAGCAAAAGAAGCTGGTTTTAGCGAGAAAACAGCAAGAATCACAGCTCATAAAATGTTGTCGGGTACTAACAAGTTCTTACACATTCCGCCAGTCGTTGAAAAACTCAAAAATTCCTTTGACGAGCGCAGGACGGAGCTTTCTTTGCTCAATTCGGTTGATATTCAGCAATTTTGGGCAAAAATTATCAGACGTGAGATTAAAGATGTCAAACTTGTTGGTGATGGCGAGGGTTATCAATCAGTCAAGGAAGTGCCGCCTGACTTGTCTGTGATGCTATCTGCATCAGACAAGTACGCTAAGACTTTAGGCATGTATCAAAACAACATCGATATCACTCAACGCACTATTGAAATTAAAGTAGGTGAGTGGGATGCTGACGAAGACTAGGCCTAAAATCAATATTGTCATTCAATATCCTAGCCGAGTGTTTAACAAGCATATCTACGACAAGCTCAATGACTACTCTACTTTTACTGAAGTTCACTATGGTGGAGCTTCAAGCGGAAAGAGCCACGGCGTTATCCAAAAGGTAGTCTTTAAAGCTTGTCAAGATTGGAAATATCCGCGCAAGATCCTTTTTCTGCGGAAAGTCGGGTCAACGGTCTACGACTCAATCTTTGAGGATGTGAAGCAGTGTTTGGATATTTGGGGCCTGCTTGATAAATGCAAGGTCAATAATTCGGCTTATCGGATTGAGTTGCCCAACGGGGCACAGTTCATCTTCAAAGGACTGGACAACCCAGAAAAAATAAAATCAATCAAGGGTGTGTCTGATGTGGTCATGGAAGAAGCTTCGGAGTTTACACTAGATGATTACACACAGCTCACTTTGCGTTTGAGGGACAAAAAACACAAGCTGAAGCAAATCTTCTTGATGTTTAACCCAGTGTCCAAGGTCAACTGGACCTACAACGCTTTTTTTGTTAAGAAGCCAAAAAACACGGTTGTTTATCATACGTCCTACAAAGATAATCGGTTTCTAGACCAGGTCACGATCGAGAACCTCGAAGAGCTGGCCAATCGTAACGAAGCGTACTACAAGATTTATGCTCTGGGTGAGTTCGCAACATTGGACAAGCTAGTCTTTCCAAAATATGAGAAACGATTGCTTAATAAAGACGAGCTGGCGCATCTGCCGGCTTATTTTGGCCTTGACTACGGTTTTATCAATGACCCGTCGGCTTTGATGCACATCAGGATTGATGATGCAAACAGAAAGCTTTATGTGGTCGAAGAATTTGTTAGAAAGAATTTGACTAATGACAAAATCGCAGAAAGTATTAAGGCCCTTGGATATGCCAAAGAGCAAATCAGAGCGGATAGCGCTGAAAAGAAATCGAACCAGGAATTGCGAAACCTTGGCATCCCTCGGGTTATCGATGTGCAGAAAGGTCCTGGATCAGTCATGCAAGGGATCCAGTATCTCTTGCAATACGATTGGGTAGTAGATGAGCGATGCGTGAAGCTGATTGAAGAACTTGAAAACTATACTTGGAAGAAAGACAAGAAGACAAATGAGTACATCAACGAGCCAGTAGATAGCTACAATCACTGTATTGACGCTATCAGATACGCTCTGCAAGATAGAATTTTACAAAGTCGTTCAGCACAAGACCGTATGAAGAATGCATCTTATTATTTTAGGAGGTAAAAGTTGGAAGTTAAATTTTTAAAAGCCACACGCTTTGACAGTAGATCAAACGAGCACTTTATGATGATGCTTGAGGATTTCGAAGATATCGAATATGGTTCTGATAACTGGATTGAACAGTTAAAACGCTATGTGAATCGACATAAAGCAGAGCAACAACCACGATTGAAAGAACTGAAGCGCTACTACAAGGGTGATAACAATATCAAGTATCGACCTGCGAAAACTGACGAAACCGCGGCAGACAATCGCATTTCTAGTGACTTCGCTAAGTACATCACCATCTTTGAACAGGGTTACATGCTGGGAAATCCGGTCGAATACAAGAATGAAAACAAAGCTATTCTTGACAATATAAAGGATTTTTCAGCCAAAAACAACGAAAAGAAGCACAATTCCTCTATCAAGAAAGATTTGTGTGTGTATGGTCGTGCTTATGAACTTTTGACAGTTACAGAGCGCGATAAGAAAGCGTGGGTTAAATTGTATAAGCTTAGTCCAGAGCAGACTTTTGTCATTTACGACGATACTTATGAGCAAAACTCACTCATGGCTGTGAACTACTACGATGTAGATTATGGTGACAGCAAGCGTAAGACGATTATCAAAGTCTATACTGCGGATCATATCTATAGTTATGAGTGGAAGTCCACAGATAGCGATAAAATGGCTCTCAAGGATGATCAAAAGCACTATTTTAAAGCTGTGCCAGTTAACGAGTACAGCAACAATGAGGACCGTTTAGGATCTTATGAGTCGGTTTTGGATAACATCGATGCTTACGATTTATCACAGTCTGAGCTTGCTAATTTCCAGCAAAATAGCAACGACGCTATCTTGATGATTAAAGGCAATCCATACACAGGAGCGGAAGAGAATGACTTTTTGGAAGACGGACGAATCAATCCCAATGGTCGGCTGTATGTGTCGCAGGCTTACAAGAAAGCTCAAGTCCTCATCTTGGATGACAATCCAAATCCGGGTGGAGCGAATCCTGATGCTAGCTATTTGATTAAATCGTATGATAGTGCAGGCGCAGAGGCTTATAAACAACGCTTAGTTAATGATATTTTACGTTTCACTTTCACGCCGGACACTCTTGATAACAGCTTCGCTGGCACGCAGTCAGGCGAGTCGATGAAGTACAAGCTCATGGCTAGCGACAACTACAGAGAGCAGCAAGAAGACCTGTTTGAAGCCGGTCTTATGCGTCGATTGCGTTTAGCGGTAAATATCTGGAAGATTCAAGGTAACGAAAACACAGCTTACGAACTCATCAACGAAACTTCTGTGGTTTTTAGTCCGAACGTTCCGCAAAATGAAAAAGAAATCGTTGAGATGATTAAGTCATTATATGGAATCGTCAGCGATCAGACTATTTTCGAATTGCTGAATCAAGTTACGGGTGTAGATGCTGAAGACGAGCTGGAACGTTTGAAAGAGCAAGAAGCCTTGGAACAGCCAGAGCCGCGACTAGAACCCGTAAATGAGGTGGTCGATGATGAACAAGAAATCGAATCAAAACCATCTTGACTACTGGTCAGAACGGTCAGATGAGATTTTTCGTTATCTAGACCGGAAAGATATTGATTTTTTTGCAGAATTAAACAAGGTTTATCAAGAGCAAGCTAACGAAATGCAAAAAGCCTTTTATGATTTCGTTAGCAAGTATTCCGAAAGCGGCGCAATGAGCTATCAGGAGGCGCTGCAACGCTTGAAAGGCACCGACCTGTCAGATTATCGGGAGAATGCTAGAAAGTATCGTGAGCAAGCCGAGAAAGACCCAGAATTGCTTAAAAGGCTGAATGAGCAGTACACAACTGCACGCGCGACAAGATTAGAGTCATTGCAGCTGGATATGCTTTTTCGTGCAGGCGTCGCAAGAGGTCTTATTGCTGATAAGTTTGAAAGCTATTTGCAAAAAATGGCACTCATGGGTTATAAAAAGGCTATGAGCGGTCGGACTGGTACAATCAACGAACCAGCACTAAAAGAGTTAGTGAAAACGCCGTTTAACGGCTACAACTACAGTCAGCAATTGTGGGGCAATACAGATAATCTGGTAAAAGATTTAAAAAAAGTCCTGAAGGCTGGTTTTGTTCGTGGGGATCATCCGCGCACTATGGCGCGTGATTTGGCGCAGAGGTATAAAGTGGCCAATAGCCGAGCTGAAACACTCGTCAGAACAGATGGAACGATGATTGTCAATCGTGCAGCTGTCCAACGATACAAGGATGCAGGACTGAAATATTATCGCATACTTGTTCATCTGGACAATCGGACAACTGAAATCTGTAAAAGAATCCATGCGGAAAATAAGCGATATTTGATTGACGAAATGCAAGTAGGGGTAAATGCTCCTCCTTTTCATTTCGGCTGTCGGTCCGGTTTAATACCAGATGAGGAGGAATTGAATGGAAGTGTTGAAAAAAATTCAAACGAAGTGTATAATTTGAGTATGAGGGATGGAACAGCTGAATACCACAGTAAAAAACTTTTGGATCGAATTTCAAAGATAGAGCCAAAAATTACAAGCGATATGCAACGGATCGCTGGAGAAAACCAATTGGCAGGTCTTGAATTTCGGAAGAAAGCGGCTGATTCGTTAGCTCGTAAAATTACAACAGATAGCCAAGCTGAAAAAATAAGTTTATCAAAAGCTGCAAATAAAATTAACGATGCTTTGCGGTATACAACTATTTTCGAACCCGATACTTTTGCAAAAGAGTATTTAAAGATGAAACAGGAGCTTATTACAGAGGGTTATAAAGTTGTCAAAGTAAAAAATACCTGGCTAATAGATGGACCATATAAAGGTGTGAATACAGTCGTTGAAAAAGATGGTATCAACTTTGAAATGCAGTATCATACTCAGGAAAGTTTCGACTTAAAAAATGGTTCATTACATGAACTCTATGAGAAGTATCGTGATACGAATACATCTGATCGAGAACGCATGAAATTATTTAAAGAAATGCTTGATTTAAGCAATGGGCTTGAGATCCCTAAAAATATAGAGAGGGTGAAGTGATATGAAAGATATTAAATACTACCACACAACGACGAACAATGCTCAAGTGCTTCGTTTAATTGATGGTGTCATGCAAGTTTTTGACATCGAAAAAAAGTGGGTTGATAGCATTGATTGGTTTAATAAAATCTTTTTCAATGACTTTACGGATTTTGAAGAAATTTCAGAAAATGATGCATTTGCTTATATTGGCAGGATGGTAGCGGCATGATTGATATTGCCTTAGCTATCGCTAAAAAAGCACATGCAGGGCAGGTAGATAAAGCGGATGTTGATTACATACAGCATCCTCTCTATGTGGCCAGCCAAGTAAAAACTGAACAAGAAAAAGCTGTTGCTCTTTTGCATGATGTGATTGAGGATAGTGATGTAACTGCTGATGATTTATTGGCGTCGGGTTTGTCAAATGAGGTTGTTACAGCGGTGCAAATTTTGACAAAGAAAAAAGGTCAAAGTTATCAAGAATATCTTGAAAAAGTGAAATCAAATAATTTGGCGAGAGTTGTCAAACTTGCTGATTTGAAACACAACTCAGATTTATCGCGTTTGAAATCTGTTACCGATACAGACTACGAGCGTGTTAAAAAATACAAAAACGCAATTAATTACTTAAGCACTTAGATAATAATCTAGGCGCTTTTTTTATGCTCAAAATAAGAAAGGAGAATGATGATTAGTATTTGGGATCTTGTTTCGTTTACCGCTGGGTTGATCTGTTTTGCTGTCTTGGTCTTGGTGGGGTGGTCCATCATTGCCGGACTGATCGATGGAATCATCACAGCGATAAAGAAACACACAAAATAGATCGGAGGTGATCCGGTATCTTGACAAGCGGGAATAGACCGCTTTTTTTATTGTCCAGACTATGCGGAAGACTTTAAAAGCTGCATTGTTTCGCCGCCGGGCGTAAAACGAGAATATCGATTGATGGCGTAACCATCGGAGGAAAATTATGTCAGAAAATACACACGCAAACGTTGAAACTGAATCACTTGAGCAAGACGTCACTCAAGAAGAACAAGTTGAAACTGAGCAAGAGGAAACGAAACGAACCTTTACACGGGCAGAAATTGGCAAAATGCTAGCGGCTGAACGTGCGAAGTGGGAAGACGAACAAGCGGAAATTATCGAACAAGCGAAAGAACAAGCGAAAAGCGAAGGTGAACGCTTGGCAAAAATGACAAAAGACGAACGCGCAAAAGAAGAAGAAGCGCGACGAATTCAAGCAATCGAAGAACGTGAGCGCGTACTTGCTGAAAAAGAAATGCGAGTAGCAACTCAAACGCTTTTGAGCGAGGAAGGATTGCCGGTTGAGTTCTTGGACTTTGTTATTTCAGAAACGGCGGAAGTCACCAAAGAGAAAATCGGACTATTGCGTTCGGTATTCGATAAAGCGGTAGAAAGTCGCGTCGATGAACGCTTGGCACAGAAAGCACCACGAAAGGGGACTGGACCGGTATCGCTGACAAAAGCTGAAATTATGGCAGTTGAGGACGACGAACAACGTCAAGCCTTAATTGCTGCAAACATTGGATTATTCAAAAAATAGAAAGGGCTAAAATATGGCTGAAAATAAATTAACAACTATGAACGACTTGGGCGAAATTAAGTCAATTGATTTTGTCAACAAGTTTTCTAAAAACATTAACGACTTGCTTCGACTTTTGGGGGTTACACGTCGTCAAGAATTGACAAATGACCTTAAAATTCAAACGTACAAATGGACGACTGATATCGATAACACGGTAACGGCTGAAGGTGAAACAATTCCGCTTTCAAAAGTAAGTCGTGCTAAAGATCAAGAATATACTGTTACATGGTTCAAAAAACGCCGTGCGGTATCCGCTGAAGCTATCGCCCGTCACGGTGCGTCACGCGCTATTTCCGAAGCTGATACACGTCTTCTTCGCGAAATTCAAAACGGAATCAAAGACGGCTTCCTAGATTACCTTAAAAAGACTAAAACTAAAGTAAAAGGAAAAGGTCTTCAACAAGCTCTTGCGAATAGCTGGGGCAAATTGAGTACTTTCAACGAATTTGAAGGTTCTCCGCTTGTATCATTCGTAAACCCGCTTGATGTCGCAGAATACCTCGGAACAACAGCCGTTGCGTCTGACGCTTCAAATGTGTTCGGCTTCACACTTCTTAAAAACTTCCTCGGTATGCAAAACGTTATCGTTATGCCATCATGTCCGCAAGGTAAGATTTACACGACAGCGGTCGAAAACTTGGTATTCGCGTACCTAAACGTTGCTAACGGTGACTTGGGCGGATTGTTCGCAGATTTCACCGATGAAACGGGCGTAATCGCTGTAAGCCGTGACCGTCACTTGAACAACCTTACTTTTGAATCTGTATTCTTTGGAGCTAACGTTCTTTTTGCTGAAATTCCAGATGGCGTGGTTGAGGCTACAATCGAAGCACCAGTACCAGTACCCGGTGGATAATTAAGAGGTAAACGATGGCAGCTATTGAACTAGAAAAGGTAACGAAAGAAATTCGTTTATTGAAAGGAATTCCGGAAAGCGACAAAGAACAAGACGAACTTTTGGCCTTAATTGTGAAGGATAGTTTCGAGCGTATTATCGCGTTCGTCAACCGCTTTTCGGACTTTCCATTGGCAGAATTGCCGGATAGCGTGAGCTATATTCTTCGTGACGTGGCTGTTAGTCGATTTAACCGCTTGAATTCTGAAGGGGCAACCGCTGACAGCGAAGAAGGCCGGAGCTTTACTTGGGAGGACAGCTATCTAACAGATGATAACAAGGCGATCTTGGAAAGCCTAGCGGTCAAAAATCGCGCCCGTGGAATCGCTAGATTTATTTAAAAGGGGGCGCGTATGATTTATAATGATCGCGTTGTTTTGGTTTTTGAAACACGTCCGAGCGATGAATTATTTGAGAAAACGGGAAAGCGTAACAGCTCCCCGATACCTTGTATGAGAAATGCCATGTCAAATTATGAAATGATGGGGCTTTTTGGTAAGTATGACTTTGACGCGTTCAAGTTGCACTTGCAAGGTATCCACAAGGATTTTTCCGAAGTGATTTACAAAGGACGTAAGATGAAAATCAAAGGCAAAAGATACCATCATAATAGCACGGTGATTTATTTATGAGTTTTACTTATAAAGTTAAGGGGCTCGATAAGTACATTCGACGCGTACAAGGTAAACCAAAACAGGCAAGACGGGCAGTAAGCGCGGAGCTTCAACGTTCGGCCTTACGGGTTGAGCGTAAAGCTAAAATGAAAGCAGCAGTCGATACCGGATTCATGCGAAACGGTATTTTCGTTGCGAGAGTGGGAATGTTACGGTACAAAGTAACGTCCCCCGCTGGTTATTCCGTCTATGTGGAACTTGGAACGCGTAAAATGAAGGCGCAACCTTTCCTCGGCCCGGCATTGAAAGAAGAAAGTGAGGTTCTATTCAAGAACCTTCACAAAATATTTAGGAGGTGATTTATGACTTTTGAAACACCTTCAGTAAAAGCGCTCGCGAATATTCGCGAAAAGTTAAAGCCGTTAAACCTTCCGATTTATTTCAACCTTCCGGAGCCGGAAACGCTAGAGCCGTTTATCGTTATCGGTCAAACGAGCTCGGATACGTCGAAAACAGTCCAAACGGGGCTCATTATCGAGGATTTAGGCGTTCAGGTGGATATATTCCTGCCGGGCGATGAAAGTCGCGGAGAGGTCGAAAGAGTGCGCTCTGAAGCTATCAGGCGTATCGGAAGAAATTCGAGAATGGCTACAAATGTTTTGAAAGATAATACAGTAGGCCGAGAGGTCTATCATATCGTTTTAAATTTAACAGAAATAATTTATTAAAAAGGAGTTTTAAAATATGGGTGAAGCAGAAGACAAGGCAAAAATTAAAATTACGATTGCGAAGCCAATCGTAGGGAAAAAAGTATTTTACTTTATTCAATCAATTCACGCAGAAAAAGGCACGGGAGCAATGCTTCCAGCTTATCGTAAAGATGGCTCTACTACTATGGGTGGGGAATACATCGATGAGCAAACACAACAAGGGCGTTTGCTTGAAAAAGCAACCGACGAGCACTCAATCGAGTTGACTCAATACTTTGCACCAAAAGATCCATCAGTTCAAGTTATCTTGGACGCTCAAAAAACGGGTGAATCAGTCAAAATTTGGCGCGTTATCGTTGACGAAAGCGTAAAAGATACGTCAACTGGAAAAGACACTTATCCAGCACAATTCGGTTACGGTAAAATCACAGATGATATCGAGTTTGACGACGCGATCGATGGATTTACTGAACTTAACTATACAGTCGGAATTGTTGGACGTCTTCGCGACGGGAAATTCCCGCTTTCAACGGAAGAAATCAATATGCTTAACGAAGTATATGATTACCAAAATCCGGGCGAAACAACTGGCGATTACAACAACATCACACGCTAATTTTTCAAGCAAGAGGGCCGTCAAAAGCCCTTTTGCTTTTATTTTTTTAACTAAAAGGAGTATAAACTATGGAATTTACAGTCGGAAGCCGTGCAATCGAAATTAAATTTGATTATATGCTTATGTTTAAAGTCAATCGTGAATTATCAAGTCGCGATGAAAACGGACAACCAAACGAGGACGGCGTGGGCGCTTTATTCCTTCGCGTTGTGGAGCGTAACGATTCGGCTTTGGTTGATTTAATCAAGTTATGCGCAAGTAAGAAAGCGAAAGCTGTATCAGACGATGAAGCATTGACAGCTATTTCAGCTAAATTGGAAGAATTGGACGCGACAACTACCGAGCCAATCTTTAAAGCTATTGAAGAAGAAATGGTGGATTCAGGTTTTTTCAACGAAAAAGTTTTGAAGTATATCGAGAAGCTCGAATTGGCCTTGAAGTATTTGAAGGCGAAAGCAGAAACAGCACAAGATCAAGCAACGGCACAATTCCAGATCGAACAAACGGAAGCACAAATTGGAAGGTTGAAGAACGCAATCTCTTAATCGAGTGCGCCCGTTTAGGTCTAACAGATACACGAATCATTTATTCTTGCAGCAAAAGGGAGCTTGACGCGATTCGCGAAGGTCTATACTATCGCAGTATTGAAGAAAGAGAAAATCTTGTCGAGCTTGCCTTCAATTTACGATACACGCTTAACGCGAAAAAAGCAGAAGTAAGTAAATTGAGCAAGAAAAAGGACCGCGATAAAGTTAGACGCTTATTCAGTCCAAAAGACAACGACAAAAGGAATAACGAGGATTTACTCGCGAAAATCGAACGATTGAACGAGCATTTCCGAAATAGACATTAAAAAAGAAAAAAGGAGGTGAAGTGATGGCTTTTGATGGCTCAATCGAAGCCCTTATTGGTGCGGATTTAACCGAATACGATAAGGCGATGAACGAGGTCGTGAATTCAACTAAAAAAGCGTTTGAAACGGCCGCGCAATCTGCTTCTAAAAGCGCCAATCAGATGATTCGCGAAGTTGGGGAATTAATGAACCGACTAGCAAGCAATAATCAATCGTTAGGCTCTAAAATCGGTCAAGGTCTGACTGGTGGCTTAAAAATCGCTATGGGTGAGCTTCAGCGTATCGCTTCAAACATTGGCGCAAAATTGCCCGAACCCTTGAGGAATGGCCTTATCCGTCTATCAAATGATATAAAAGGCATTTTTGGGACGATAAAAAACGAAATTTTGTCGTTCGGTTCAAAAGTTAATTCAGGGTTTAAAAAAGCGTTTAGTTTTGATATCGCAAACGCGATAAAATCACCAAAGAGCGCCTTTGCAGAAATGGCGAACAGTATCGATTCGATGGCGACACGAATCAGTTCAAAAGCTCATTCAATCGGTTCGGTATTCGCGAATTCTGCTCAAAATATGAGTGGACCTTACAAGTCCGCGTTTAATGACATTGCCAATAGTTTAGCAGCTTTCGAGGCTCGCGTTTTATCGTCAGCGCAACGAGTGACAAGCTCGCTCGGTCAAAGTGTTTTAAATCCTATCAATTCTTCATGGTCTAGCTTGTTTTCAGGCTTGACGACTAAAGTGAACGGCTTCGCGGATCGAGTTAGTAACTCATTCGGTGGGCGTTTGTTATCAGCAACGAATAAGCTCGCGACACAAGTCGGAGGGACGCTCGGAAATGCGTTTCAAACAACCGGACAAAAAGCCGTTAGTGCTTTAACTGGAATTGTAAGCCATACGAACAGCGCTACAAGTGCTTCTAGTGGGTTATTAAAACAAGTTATCGGAGTTGCTGCTGCATATAAGGCTTTTGATCTTGGAAAACAAGCAATCAAGAGCACAATTTCAAAAGCGGCCGAGTTCGAGGCTAAAATGAGCAATATCAAAGCGGTTACTGGCGAAAGCGCAGAAACGATGAAGAAATTCAACGACGCAGCTATTAAAGCCGGGGCAGATACAGCCTTTTCAGCAGCAGAAGCAGCGGACGCCGTGGGTGAACTGGCAAAAGCTGGGGTTTCCACGCAAGACATCCTAAACGGTGGACTTACCGCGTCGCTAAACTTGGCAACCGCTGGGGAGCTCGACTTGAAAGAAGCGGCGGAAATTACTTCGACAGCTTTAAACGCGTTCAAGCGTGACGGTATGAACGCAACGCAAGCAGCGGACCAACTAGCTGGAGCAGCGAACGCTTCAGCGACAGACGTCCACGAATTGAAATACGGGCTTTCTATGGTCGCGCCGGTGGCTTCAGGGCTTGGCTTATCATTCCGTGATACCACAAACGCCCTTGCAGTATTCGCGCAAAACGGACTTAAAGGTTCAGACGCCGGAACGTCGCTTAAAACAATGCTCATGAACTTGCAACCTTCAACGAAGGGGCAATATCAAGCAATGCGCGAACTCGGAATTATAACCGAGGACGGGGCGAACCAATTCTTCACGGCAGAAGGAAAAATTAAATCGTTCGCGGAAATTTCTCAAGTTTTGAAAGATAAGCTGGGACATTTAACGGACGCAGAAAAACAAATGGCCTTGAAGACGTTATTCGGTACGGACGCGGTGCGTGCTGCAACTATCGCAATGAACGAGGGAGCAGACGGCGCAAATAATATGCAAGCCGCTATCGATAAAGTAACGGCGGCGCAAGTAGCAGCGGAAAAATTGAACAACTTAAAAGGGGCTATCGAGGGCTTGAATGGTTCGTTTGAAACGTTGCAAATTAAGGTCGGGACGGCAGTCTTACCAGTGCTTACAACGCTAGTAAAATACGTTGATAAGCTAGTGGATAAAATTTCCAACTCAAAAGGCTTGCAAACATTCCTTGACGCTTTAAACTCATTGAATCCAGCTCTTAATCAGTTTTTGAACGGAACAAAAATGACCGAGGAGCAAGTTGGCAAATTTCAAAATATAATGGTTAGCTTAGAACCGGCCATTATGGGCTTGGTTGGTGCTTTTGCGTTCGGTCCGGCGACTAAAGGACTGTCCAAAATGACAGGTCTCTTGGGCTCGCTGGGTGGCAAAGTTGTAACTTTTGGAAATTCTGCAGATCTTGTTTTCGCGAACGCAGGGAATTCTATCGTTAATTTCACTTCAAAAATCGGAGGAGTACCAGCTATTTTAGGTCGCGCTGGAGGAGAAGCGACTGCAATGTTGGGCATGATGTCGCAAGGGATCAGCTCAGTCATGGGTGTTGCTCTTGCTGCTATTGGTCCAGCAGCTATTCTCGGGCTTGTTGTCGCCGGTTTAGGTTTAATCAACTACCAATTCGGACATCAAATAGATCAGTTACTAAACACCGTAACGACTAAAGGACCACAAATTATTCAGAATCTTGTTTCGAGTATCACGTCACAAATTCCGGCACTTATCGCTTCTGGTGCGGACTTAATCGCAAAACTAGCGCAAGCCTTCGCGACAATGTTTCCGGTTATTGTTGACGCTGGAATTCAGCTTATCGCTAGCTTAGTGCAAGGGGTGGGGGAAAGCGCCGGCTCTTTGATATCTTCAGCGATAACGATTATCGGAACGCTTGTAAATACGTTACTATCAGCATTACCGCAATTACTTTCTATCGGTATGCAATTACTGGTAAACGTGACACAAGGTATTTTGCAGAATATCCCGCAATTACTTTCAACGGCTCAACAAATTGTGACGAACTTTATCAGTAACTTGCAAGCGAATTTCCCTCAGATTTTAGAACAAGGGATTCAAATTTTAATGAATGTCGTAAAAGGTATCGTTCAAGCGTTGCCAACGATTATTCAGATTGCGACGCAAGTTATTGTCGGATTCATTCAAACGATTATCCAAAACTTACCGGCTATCTTGCAAGGTGGTATTCGTTTAATTGTTACCTTGGTTCAAGGTTTAATTCAAGCCTTACCACAGATTGTACAATCTGGCGCACAAATTATCAGGGAGTTAAGAAATGGAATCGTTCAGGCCTTGCCTCAACTGGTGATGGCCGGAGTTCAGCTTATCGTTCAGCTTGTCGCGTCTATTATTATGGGCTTACCTAAGATATTCGCAGCAGCGGGCGAAATTATGATGGGATTCGGTAAAGCATTGCTTGAGTTCGTTCCGAATGCGCTTAAAGGCGTAGGTGAAGCAGTAGGGAACTTCTTCGGTGGTCTTTGGGACTTTATTTCTGGTAAGTCAGAAGAAGGCGGAGCGAAGGTTCAAGCGACAATCAGCGCGACGTCAGACCATATCGAAGCTCGAAGCGGAACGACAACAGCTAAAATTACCGCGGACGCGTTCCTTGCGAATACGGGCGTAAGTACGAATTACCAACAAATGCAATCTAGTGTTAGCACGTCCACGGACGCTATGTTAATGGACGTCAACAACAATATGCTAGGTATTACCGACAGCGCTACAACTCAGACTACGACAATGCAGCAAAATGTTTTGTCTAACTTTGGTCTTATGAACGCAATCGGGACTTTGCAAGCTCAACAATTCGCAACAAATAGCGATACGGCGTTTACTCAAGCGCAAACAAATGCGACAGCTCAAACGAGCGCCATGAGTTCAAACGTTGTTTCAAACGTTAGCGATTTAAACGCAAACGCAAGCTATCAACTAGATCAGTTACTTAATAATGCCAACGCTAGCACGGCCGGCGTATCGACTACCGCGAACACGAACGCTTCTATTGCGAATTCTGGAGTTGTTTCCAATTTCCAACAAATGCAAGCGGGCGCAGCAGTCGCGACAAGTGCGTTAGCAGCAAGCGCGGAATCTGATTTCAATCGCGTTTCACAAAGCGCGGAACAATCAAGCGCGCAATTATCGCAATCGGTAGCTAAAAATTATCAAGAAATGCAAAGTACCGTTGAAAAAGCTATGCAAGCAACGGCTCAAGCGGTTCAAACTGGACTTGATAAAATTTCACAAGTTAGCAATCAAAGCGGGGCGCAGATGGCTAAAACGTTCAATGAAACGTTTAGAAATATTACGACAAGCGCAACAAGTGGAATGAACTCTTTTGTTAGTACAATGCAATCGGGACTTTCTCGCGTTACGTCGCTAGCTTCCAGCGCGAACAATAACATTGCCGCAACGTTTAGTAGCCTTCCGGGCTTGTTGAGTAGCGTCGGTTATAATGCTGGAATTGGTCTATATAATGGTCTTGCTTCAATGGCTGGATCTCTATATTCGCTAGCTAGTAGTATCGCTTCAAATATTGCTAGAACTATGCGGGCTGCTCTTTCTATTCATTCACCTTCACGGGTTATGGATAAGATAGGGGGCTTCACGGGTGAAGGGCTTTATAACGGGATGTCTAGCTGGGTGAAAGATATTAACGACGTATCGAAACAATACGCGCAAGCTATCACCGATCAAGATTACCAAACAAATAGCGTACTCACTACGTCAGCAAGCGTCACAAGTGCGGGCGTTCGTTCTTCACTTGAAAACTTGAGCGACGACGTTAAGAACTCGCAATTATCTGAACGTAAGTTTGAAGTCCATAACGAAATCGTGGGCGACAAGATTTATACAACAATCAAAGAGAAAGACGCTAGAAAACAAGCACTTTCTGAATATTTCACGTAAGGGGGACTCATGGATTTATTGATTGAAAAAGACGGTCAGGCTCGGAGATTATCCGAGCTGGGCTTATATAATATCACGGTCGATGATTCTTCCCCGGCCGTGGATATTTCGACACGAACGGTAAAAGGTCGCAATGGTCGAATTTTTGACGGCTTGACCTATACCGAAAAAACAATAGAAGTAAAAGCAAGGCTTACCGTCCCAACGATGGAAGCCTTTTTTGATAAAAAAGACGAATTAAACCGGTACGTCTTGGGGGATGATGGTTTTTACATTACCAAAATGCACCCCGAACGTGATGATTTATACGAGTTCGAGTTGGCCGGACAAACAACGGGCGAATTGAACCTCGGAACGATACCTCATAGAGCATGGAAATATCGCTATAAGGTCGTCAATAATGGTTCGGTTGAATATGAATTCATCGGAAAATCTTCTGCCGGATTGAAGTATAACGTTTCTTTTAATTTTGTGACCGCGGAATTGCCGTATGGCGAAACAGTTCCGAAGGATATCACGCTTTCAACAAATACGTTTGATTATGCGGGGACGGCTACACTTAGTCAGTTAGAAGTACCGTTTATTGTTGAATTAACCGCAAACGCTCAACAAACGAATTTCTTTCTTGAGATTGACGGGCGACGGTTTACATATAATCACGTCCAAACGCCTATCCAATCGGGAAACAAGTTAAAACTAAAAGGGATAGAAACACAATTATTTATTGATTCTATTGGTGATAATGTCAATAATCGGACGAATTTCGAGTATTTCGTGATTAAACCAAAAGCGAATAAGAATATCCCGTGGGCTACGAATTTTAAAGGCACAATCAAAATACTCGGATTTAAAGAATTATACAAATAGGAAGGAGGGAAACATTGCTTACATTTTATAATGAACACGGCGAAGGTTTTGGAGCGCAAGTTGAATTCACGGTAAAAAATGCCGTAAACGGTGAGCGTTCTGTTTCGGGAACTATTATTTCAAATGATAATGTTTTATCAAAAATTGACCGTGGATGGAAATTTGAGCTTAACGGCGAATTTTATAGCATTGTTTACGCCAAGCCTCGGGACGAGGGGCGCAATCTTTCCGTTTCCTTTGACGCCGTTCACCAATTCTTTTATGAATTCGATCACTCGAACTGTTATACCGAATTCAACGGATCACATCGTTTTGAAGTGTATATCGAGGCTATCTTCAAAGATAGCGGTTATCGATACCAGATTGAGCCAAGCGTACGAGTGAATTCTATTCGTAAAGAAAATTTCGGAAACGCCAAACGCTTAGGAATGTTTAAAGATATTATTAAAGCTGCTGGACTCGAGTTTTCAGTTTCCGGAAAAGTCGTCTTGATTACTAAAAAAATCGGTTCGGATCTTTCGACGGTCGTCCGAAAAAATTTCAATATGAATGAATTAGTGATTGAAAAGAATATCAACAAATTCATTACATATAAACGCGGACTCGGTGCGTGGAAAGATGAAGAAGACCATAGTAAAGGTCGATATACGTCTGAATATGAAAGTCCACTCGCTAGTATTTATGGACGTATCGAAGGCGAACCAGTAACGGATGAACGTTATAAAGATACTGGCAAGTTGTTAGAGCGCTTAAAGTTTGAAGTGGATAACTCATACTCGATATCAGTCCAGCTTGATATGGAAGATTTAACCCGAGCCGGTTATCAATATACGCAACCACGGGCCGGTGATTATATTATGGCTATCAATGAAACGATAGGATTCCGCGAGAAAATTCGGATTGTTTCGTTTGAAAGTTCTTACGACGTCACGGGGCGCTTGATTAATCATAAAGTCACTTGTAACGATATCGGAAGCGTTCAAAAACAAATAAGCTCTGAAAGTTCAATTATTCGCAGCGTGGGACAAAGTAAAGAATTCGCAGAAAGCGCTCTGGCAGTCGCTACAAAGGCGCTTGCTAGTGCGGACGGTAAGAATACGGTCTATTATGGTGCAACTAAACCGAAAGACGAGCCAATCGGAACATTAAACCGAGGGGATATTCTTTACTTAACGGCTGGCGAAAATACAGAAATGTATATCTGGAACGGTTCGGAGTGGGAGCTTAAAAAGTTGAAACTTGATACATCGGAACTTGAAAAAGAATTCGATAAAGTCAAGAAAGCAACAGAACAAGCAAACGAAGAAAACAAACGCAGAAGTGAAGAAGCCCTAAAAAAAGCCGGCACAAGTGAAGATTTAGCAAAAGAAGCTAAAAGAATCGCTGACGAGAACGTTAAAAATTTAAACACGTTCAAGTCAACGGCAGAACGGGCACAAACGGCTCTATCGGGTGATTTGAACGCTCTGAAACGAACAGTCACCAGTGAAGTCAATCAATCTTCAGAATATCGCAGAACGACCACAGAGACTCTTAGTCGAATGACTGGACAAATGAATGGATTTGCGACGAAATCAGAGGTCAGACAAGACGTGGCTGGTCTGACTGAAACATTTGCCATGCTTAAAACTGATACGAACAATTTGATTTCTGGAGCTAAAAGCGAAATCACTTTAGCAAAAACAGAATTCAAGACAACAGCCGATGGATTATCCGCTAAAATGTCAGCAGTCGAGAGCTATATTGGTCAAGACGGTCAACGTCAAGAAGAATTGAAGCGATACGCTAGAGAAGAATCAGCTAAGCAAACAAGCGCCATTCGTGAAACTTTATCACAAGATTTTGTCGCTAAAAGTACTTACCTTGAAAATGTCGAGGGTACGAACCAACGTTTTGAAGCACTCACAAGAGAGAATGAAGCTAAGCTAGCAGAATACAAGCAAGGCATTGACGGACGTATTGCAGGCATCACAAGCCAAGTTGCTGGTAAAGTCAATGAAGTGGACTTCCAACGAGTTAGAGAAACGGCACAACTCTACGAGCGCATTTTAGGTACGAACGACTCAAACGTTGCTTCAAACATTGCCCGAATGGCCTTGACCTCAGAATTGTTTGAGGTTGAAGTAGGCAAGAGGTTTAGTAATCTTACTAATCTGTTTTATGCGCCAACTAAAATTCCAAAATACATCTCATCGGTTGAAACATATCAACATCTAGAGCGTGTATACTGGAAAGACCACGATGGGATTAGAATTAACTACACTGACTCCATGTCGGGTTGGTTAGGGGTTCGGTTTCCACTAACCAAGAAATTTGTAAAACAAGGAGAGAGTCTTGGTTATCGTATTGAGATTGCAGTGGATAAGGTTCCACGAGATGGTAGAGTTCTAATTCAGTTGTTGGATAACACTACAAGTTTGGGAATGTACTATAATTCACAGATTATACTTACCAAAACGGGTAATCAGGTATTCACAGGTTATTTAGACATCCCAAGAACGGGTGAGCTAAACGAGTACAGCCTTAGATTTACTTTAACAAGCCCTGGTAATATCGTTATTCATAAGCCGATGGTTATCGATAGGCGTTTAATTCCTGAAGAATTCGTGGATAGCACAGACTATAACAGCGAATACACAAGAACCACAATGTCAATTTTAAAAGATAGCTTTGCATTCAAAACGCTTAATAGTAACGGCGACGTTCTAAGCGCTTTGAATTTAGCGACGGGTGGAGCAAGTTTAGAAGTCGGAAAGAACAAGCTAGTAGTCACACCTGAAACAACGTATATTGCGGACGGTACGATTAAAAAAGCTATGATTGCAGACGCTCAAATTGGCACGGCTCAAATTGGAGAAATTGACGCAAGTCAAGCTAGAATTATCAATATTTCTGCTAAGAATATTGTCATGGATCAAGCATTCGCAAACAAGCTACGGTCAGTGTTAGTCACTGCGACATTCCTAGAAGGTTTTCAAGGTAAAATTGGAGGTTTCAGATTTGGTCAATACACAAACAGAAATGGATATTTCATAACAGGGATTAACTCTGTTAGTATCGGTATGGGTAACGGAACGAACGCTGGTGCGAACAGAAACGCATTTTGGGCAAATTGGGGTGAAAGTTTAGACACCCCTGGTCCCAAAGCCTGGTATGTCAACACTGACGGGAGGATGTATTGTAGAAATGATGTGGATTTTTATTCCAAAGTGGATTTTGCAAGCACATCAAAGGTTAACTTTTACTCAAGAGTAAATGCAGAAAAAGGTCTATGGTTAGCTTTTGAAGATGTTTTAGGCGAGGGGAATAATCCCGCTGGTGGATATAACGCTGTTGTTTGGTGGAGTCAAATCGTAACAGGGAAATTTAGACAACACGCTGGAATCACTACCGGTTCAGATAGGAAGTTGAAAGAGAATATTGAACCGACAACGGTCAAGGCACTTGATAAAATAAATGCTTTGAATTTAGTGGAATTTGACTACATTAAAGGTAAGACTCATGAAGAAATCGGTTTGATTGCGCAAGAGGTGTTAAATATTATCCCTAGTTCTGTAGAGAAATACGAGGGAGAGGATAACCATTTAACAATCAATTACTCAAAATTTGTGCCTTATCTAATTAAGGCCATTCAAGAGCTTGCTCTTGAGAACAAGAAAATCATAAAAAGATTGGAGAATTTAGAAAATGGATAATGAATTGATTATCAAAGCATTAAAAGCGTCTCTCACTGAAATGACTAGCAACTCAACGAGTGAAAATGTTGCAAAAAATATTTTAAGTATTCAACTTGAAGAACAAGCCGAAGAAATGCGACAAGTTAAAAATGAGCGTGATGAGGCGCTTGCTGAGTTGCAAAATATCAAGTTAGGTTTTGAGGAAATGAATAAGATTTTACAATCTAATGAACAACTCAAAAATCTCTATGAAGAAGTAAAAGCTAGACAAATTGAGAAAGGATAATATATATGGAATTTAAAGTAATTAGTAAGTATTTGCAGGATAGTAATAGGACTTTTGTGGCTATCCGCCAAGAGTCGCCTTATACGGCTTTTGACCGTGTACTGATCGGAGACCGTACAAATGAGCCTGATAATGTACTGATTGAGGCAGTACTTGGATTGGTAGCCACAGAGTTTAACCCTGCGGAGGGTGTGAAGAAATTACAAGAAGATTTGCACACTCAGGCTCAAGAATATGAAGTTAAGCTCGCTGAGAAAGATGCTAAAATTGCGGAAGTCAAGGCTATTGCTAACTGGTCTGTATTGGCTCGGGTAACTGATACGGATAACCCGCTAGACCCTACACTTTACAAAAAAGGTCTTGAATTGGTTGATTTAGGGCAGATTGGTAAAACTTACAATCCGCAAGAAATTTTCACGATTGAAAATCCGAACCATGTCGAACAATTCCAAGAAGGCAAGCGTGTTATGGTTCAAGTCACCGAGCCTTTCACTTATCAAGGTCAAACGCTGGAAGAACTGGCAGAACTTGAGAAAAACGGTAAACTTGGACTTTGGAAGTGGGAAGCGCCTATTACCAAGCCGTCAAGTGAACTAGATACTGAAGCAGTATCACGCTAGGAGGTGTTTATGTCATGGGTTGATATTTTTGAGAAAGCAATAAATG